TGCACGAAATGTTATTGGCGCTGGCGGTATCAAAATTGACACAAGCAGCAACAACGATTTGATTATTCAAAGTACCACAGCAGGCTTGATCGGCGATAAAAATCCAGTCCTGGCTGCCAGTATCAATGCTAGAAACGCATTTACTATGGGCAATGTACCTGCTCCAAGTCAACTGTTGGTAGACGCATTCAACTCCTTAAATCCGTCCACACCGACCACCATTGATGGATTGGTTATCAGCAAAGGCTATGCAGACAGTCATTATATTCAAACCCTAAATGGAGCCATTGTGGGAGCATTGAGTGTTCGTGCTCAGCCAGCACTACCACCAATCACAGATCCGTTGTATGATCCAAAACTGACTGGTAACTACATTGCCACTGAAGCAATGCAACGCAAAGACACTGTGTACCGTGGTGGAGATTCCATGACAGGTGCGCTGACGCTGAGTGATCATCCAAGCCCTATGGCAGGACAAGGAACCCCAAACGGCAGCGATGATCTACAAGCAGCCACCAAGTTTTATGTGGACAACAGCACTTACTACAGCGGTGTTAATTTGTATGTTACCACCAAAGGTGATGACTTACAGAGCAAAACACCTCCAGGTCGTGAAGGCCGTGCTTGGCAATATGCATATCGTACCATAGGTGCAGCCGCACTGCAAGCTGACAACTTGATCAGCCTGTCTTCCACTGAGCCTGGACCATATCGTCAAACCATTACCTGGACTAACCTAGCAACTGGATCGCAGACCAAATCCGCAATTTACAAAGTTATACTGAGCGGAGGCAACAGTGCCAGTCAAACATTCAACGATGCGGCAGACTTGTTGGAAGCCAACAAAACATTTATTCAATACGAAACTATTGCATATCTTAACAAAAAATATGTAAACACATTTACCTATGACAAGGTACGATATACCAATATTATCAAGAATATTATCACTGCTGTTGGCAATGACTTGGCACTGAGCAGTCTGGATGGATCCAGCCTGACCACGTACAATGTCACTGCTGAAGCAAGTTTCTTGTTTGATTCAACCAATACTGATATCATTGATAATCAGCTGAGTCAGATTATTGACGGCATTAACTATGCCAAGACTCAACTGATAGATTTTGCCTACAACACTGTGCCATTAGAGGCGTTTATTGGGCAACTGGTCGATGCAATAGGATACGACTTGATACTTGGATCTAATTATCAAAGTATTCAGCTGGCTTTGGGTTACGGATTTGCCAATACAGGAATTAGCATTCCAGAACTGGTAGATTTGTTGGACAGCAACATAGTTGACTCAAATGGATTGTTATACAACGGTGTTAGTGTTACCATTGCGTTTAATACACAAACCAGCATACTATTCCCTGTTGGCAGTTATATTTTGGTACAGGGATTCACTCCTACAGATTATAATGGTGTGCAACAGGTCACGGCCTGTACTACCGGTAGTGTTACTTTTAATAGTGCAGTTGCTATTGATTTGATAACTCCGGGCACCGTGGCCAAGAACAATGTCATCATCAACATGCTGGGCAATACCGGAGTTAACAGTGCCACTGTGACAAATAGGTTGGTGTCCCTTGCTACTCTTATCAGCAACATTGTTCAAACCAATTTACTTCCTACGCCACTGTTTCCAAGTCAAGCAATCACTAGCATAGGTCAGGCCAGTGCAGCCAATCTGTTGTATAATAATATTGGATTTATTCAATCAGAGCTTGTTGCATTTATCACCAGTAACTACCCCAACACCAGTTACAATTTTGTGACCAGCGAGCAGGACATCAAGTATATTGTATTGAGTTTGATCTATGATGTGATGTATAATGGCAATAGTCAGACTGTGTCATATGGCTTGCGCTACTACTTGCATTCAGATACTTCCAGTTTCTGGACCACTGTATTCAGTTACCTGGATAATCTAGTACAAGCCATTATCAGTAACAGACTGATTGGCGCAGCAACTGCTCTCAGTGCAAAAGCCACCAGCAGTATTGCTGCAACTAATGGTATAGTCACCATAACACTGGCCAGTTCAAATGCCAGTCCATTTTTTCCAGGACAGTATATCACTGTGGCAGGTGTCAGCCCAAGTGGTTACAACGGCACCTATGTGGTCATTGCGGGCACATACAACAGTGTGAGCTATATCAATGCCACAACTGGGGCACAAACTCAAGCAGGCACTGTGACCGGCAAACCAGGTGTGTTATATCAACAAAGTGTCAAACAATACACCAACGAAACTTACGCAGGTGGTGCAGCCAATGCAAAATCACTGCACGACAATATTTCTACATTTATAAAGATCATTGGATCGCAAGGTATTCCTGCCCCAGTCACGCTTGCCGGTAATCCTAGCAGTGTCACAGTTGGGACTCTGACTGGATCTTTGGTACTGCCAGTGGCATACCCAACTGACTATTTGGCCAGCTTTACTGGATTTATACAAACAACAGGTGCTGGCAATCAAGCCGTAACTGTGTTATCTGCACAAAACCCAGTGGGCTCTCCTATTGCTGTGGGGCAGGCTGTGATTGCCAATGGAGTACTCCCAGGCACTAGCATCTCTAGTATTAATTCTTCAACATTTCCAGGTTATATTTCAGGAACCACCCTAGTCATAACTGGCAACCCAACCGGAAGTATTGGCATTGGAATGATGTTGACTTCCACCGCCAACGGATGGCCGGCTGGAGAAGTAATCTACATCACAGGTGGCGGTACCAACACATGGAGTGTTAATTCCAATTACACTCTTGGTACACAGCCGTCTCCGATTGTTATCACTGGTGTGAGTTACAACATCAATGTGACTCAAACCATATCAGCTAGAGCAATGACCACTGTGGACACCTTGCGCACTGCAAGATTAGGGTTTGAAGCTATCAATAATACCAACACCACAAATGGTTTGCAATACATTGCCACACAGTTTATCAACACCAATTTCCCTGTTATCAACAACAACAATAGCCAAAATACTGCTATAATTTTAAACACTATTGGCACATTGTTTGGAGTCATTACCAGCCTGTTACAAAATGGTATTGCCACAAGACCAGCCATAACCTTCAATACTCCTACCAACATAACACCTGGGTATACTGATTACTTACATGCCCAGCAGGCAATTGTAGCCAATAGTACTTTTATCACAACTGAGACTTTGGCATGGATGAAGATAAATGCTCCTACTATTGGATACATTAGTACTCCTGCATTGGATGCATTTACCAAACTCAGTTTAAGATATTTGCTAGAAGCTGTTGGATACGACCTTACCTACAGCAGTAACTATGCAGTGGTCAAGGCCGCAGCAAAATTATGGGTCAATGGAGTCAGCCAGTTGGCTGGTCTAAATCAACCAGGACAAGCATACTACCAAGGCATCATACACGCACAGTCTATTATTTCTGCGGTGATTGTGTCAACTGAAGCTGCAAGATATGCACCAGTTTTGAATACTGACAATGTTACTCAACAGGTCAGCAATGCATGGGCCAACACTCAAAACTCAGGTCCAGGTGTTGCTATCACTGCATTGTTCACTGTGCTGAAAGATATCATAGCCAACAACACCGCTGGACTGTACACCACCAGTGCAGTGATGCCACGCACGTTGACTGTGCCAAGTCTAAGTTTGGTAGAAACCAGTTTGTCTGGAACCAAAGACACGATTGACAGTCAAAATGCCAGTATCACATCAGGTACGCTTACATACCTTGATCAAACATACAAAGGCGGATTCAACTACAACGAAGCAACTTACTTGCGTGACTTGGGACTGATCATTGATGCTGAAGTTATTGATATTTTAACAGGCGGCAATTATCAAAGCGTCAATGCAGGCAAAAGCTATTACAAAAATACCAGTGCAAGAGGCATAGCAATTGGTAGCCAACTGGTGCAAACACTGGATGGCATTACGTTTGCTAGAGATTTGGCATTGCAGGTATTACGTCAGATCACAGCCAGTCGTTATCAACAGGCATATAGACAGCAGACCAATAGCACCCTGGGCAAGACATATGATGCAACTGGTGCTATTAGTACATTCACTACAAACTATAATATCATTACCAGTATTATTCGCGGCGGATTTGGCAATGCTCCCACAGCATTGTATGGGTCAGGAATTTACACCATTAGATTTGACAACGGTTCTCTCAGTGGCAATGCTGGCAACGGTTACGTAGATCAGGGCGGTAATGTGTCTGTGGGCAAACAAAGTCAGATCCACATTATTCCAGGCAAAATTCTAGTGGGCAATCAATCGGGTGCTGCTGCACAGATTGTTAGCTATCAATCTGGTCATGACCTTGGCACAACATACGATCAAGTCACTGTGCGACTGGTACAACCAGGTTTCTTCCTAGAAGGCGAAACCATAGACTTTGGCGAGACGGTCAGTAATTTGAATATCACTATTTTTGTTGAAACGGGTATTTACTACGAAGATTATCCAATCAAGATTCCAGCAAATGTGACCATCAGCGGTGACGATTTCCGTCGCACAATTATTCGTCCGCTAGATCGTATTAGTCAAAGTCCTTGGAGAAATACTTTCTTCTATCGTGACAGTATTATTGATGCCTTACAAGTTGGCTTGATTGATTTTGCAGTTGACTATTCAGTTGCCGCAGGAACTACTGCAACAATTAATGGTATCAACAGTGTGATTGTTATTACCCTGGGCAACAATATTCAAGCATTGCAAAGCTGGGTTGGATATGTGTTCATGGATGCTAGTAGTGAAACCGGCACAGCTGGCAAGGCTGTGATTCTAAGTGTCAGTGGTAACATCATGAATGCTGAAGTTATCTACCCATTTGGTGCTATTAAAACTTATAACATTGGCGAATGGCATTTGTACAATACCATTAACTATGGTAGGCATTATTTGACCAACCCTTCGGACAAGGACAGTGTTCCAAAAAACAACAAAGAAATTGACGTGTTCTTGGTTAACGATGCTGTGCGTATCAAGTTGATGACTGGCCAAGGCCACGGTGGATTCATGATGGTGCTTGATCCAACAGGTCAAATCAAAACCAAATCACCATACTGTCAAGAATCAGCCAGCTTCAGCGGAAGTTTAGGCACTGGCAGACGTTTTGCGGGTGGTCAGTTTATTGACGGATTCACCGGACGATTGAGTGGTACAATTACCAATATCAGTAATGGTGGCAAGACTCTCACTGTTACCGGAGCTGTTAACAGTGGACTGGACCTACGTGCCCCACAAGTGCCATGTGCATTTTATGTGGCTGGCAATAGATATCAAATCAACGATGTGGTAAGTTGGGTTCAAAACACAGATATCAACGGATTGGTAACTGGCGGCACTGCGGTATTGACCATTGACAACAGTACACCTTTCTTGCTAACTGGAATTTACAATAGTGCCAGCAGTATGTTCAGTAATTTACTGTGTTATTTGATTATAAATTCTGGTCAAGACATGGCCACAAGTGTGAGTGCTACCATGACTGGTGCCAGCATAGTGGGCAATGTGCTTACTGTTGGCGGTGTCAGTGCAGGTGTAATTTACGTGGGCATGTACCTTAGTGGCACTGGCGTTGTTCAAGGTACATATATCACTGCCAACTTGACAGGAACTTCAACTAGTGCAAGCACTTGGAGCGTGAGCTATGGCTACGCTGTTAGTACTGGTAGCCAAACAATTACAGGTATTTTGTACAGCAATTACAAAACTGTTATTGGCGGTTTGACATATCTGCAACCACAAAACTTTTTGAGCAGCTTGGGACAATTGGCAGTCCAACAAGGTATTCAAGAAGCACAACTATTGATCAGAGGAATTGGTTTAAGCACTGCTGACACATTTGCAGTGAATAATAATTTGTCAACTATTGCCAGTATCATTACCAACGGTGCCATTTCTGCTCCTGTACTTGCGTTCCCTGGAATTATGTCAGCGTCAACTGTTTCTCAGAAAGCTGCCAACATTATTCAAAATAACAGACAATTCATACAAGCTGAGATGGCAGCATGGATTGGTGCCACTTATCCCACACAACAGATCCCAGGATACAACAGCCTAGTCACACAACAGGATGCTGGATATCTCACAGATGCCATTACTTACGATATCATGTATGGTGGCAACAGCAGCATATTTGACAAAACACTCAGTTACTATTATACCAAGAGCTCAGCAAGTGCTTTGTATTTTACCGGACATATTACGGGAACCACATTGTATGTGGATTCAGACAAAACACCAGCTGATGGTGTTATTAAACCAGGACAGATTGTGTCTGGCGCTGGCGTTACTCCTGGTACCACAGTTGTAAGTGGCAGCGGTACAACATGGGTCATCAATTATGCCCAAACTGTGACTTCAGGAACAACAATTTATTTAGGCACCAGCAGCTATGCACTGAGTAGTGCCGCAACGTATGCAGCAGCTTACAAAAGAATGGCATATGTGATGCAACAATTGATTACCAATACCGCAGTAACGGTGAATAGTGGAAATCAATATGTACAAGTAACCAGTTTGCCTTCTGCTGGTGAAGCGGTGTTTACAGGTTATATTACTGGAAACACACTCACTGTGGTCAGTCTAACAAGTGGTGTGATTGGAGCTAATCAGGTTGTGATTGGAACTGGAATAGCGGCCAACACATACATCACTAGCGGTGCCGGATCCTCATGGGCTGTGAGTGGTTCAGCACAAACTGCGGGCAGTAGTGGCAGTCCTATCGGTATCAGTTCTACTAGTGTGGGTTATATAATTGGTAACGGTACTACTGGCCTTACTGATTTCTTGTCAGGCTATGTTGCAAGTCCAACAACATATACAATACCGCCACGTGTGGCGCCTGCTATCAGTAATGCAGATTATACCACATTGATAGCTAGGATCCCAACTATTCAAACCACCACATTGAGTGTGTTGAATAGCGGTGCCAATTTGGTCATCAATATTGAGATGGGCGGTAATAAGAGTATGTTGGCCAACGACTATACTCTAGTTAACGATTTGGGTTACGGTATTCTTTGTACTAATGCTGGTTTAACGGAGCAGGTATCAACATTTACCTATTACTGTTACACAGCATATTGGTCCTTGAATGGCGCACAAATTCGCAGTGTGGCTGGCTCCAATGCCAATGGTCAATATGGTTTACGTGCCACAGGATATGATGTAACGGAACTGCCAAACCAAGTGAACTTGTCGCACGACATGGTGTATAATGCTCACGTGTACAAACAAGGCGCATATATTAATACCATGGTCAAGGGTGGATTGAATATCTACATCACCAATTATCAAGATATTATAGCTCCAGAAAATACCAGCGAACTTGAAATTGATCATACAGCGGTAGGTGGTGGTATTGTGCGCTATGAAGTCAGCACAGTGAGCCACACCGACGTCACGGTCAACAATGTAAACGTGTTAAATTTAACATTGAGCACAGCTGGTACTGACAGCACGAGCACTACTGGTTTGGCATATCCACTGTACGACGGACAAATTGTAAGTATTCGTGTGTTGCAAAATTTTAAATTTGAAAACATCAACAACGTCAAGCCAGTACGACCAAGTACAGCACTACAGTTTATCAATAACTTGGGTGATATCTATCGTATCATTGCCTACAATTTGATCGAATCAACTGGTGAGCCATTCGGCACCACCAGTGGCACAGCTATTCTTGGTGTGGATTCCAGCTTTAACTTTTACAAGTTGGCTGTTGATCCCAGCACCATTCTTAATGCAGACCTTGCTGGAGCCACCACAGCAACAGTGTTGTACGGCGGAGTGGGTAATGCACTATACAGTTATACCCTAACTGTCAACAACGTTGTTGGTACACTGGCGTCTGGACAGGTAGTGGGCGGAATTGGTTTTGCGGGACAAACTATTGTGTCTGTTTCTGGACCCGCAAGTGTAACAGTAAACACTGTGCCATATACTGGCGTGTATACTGTTACACTAAATGCTTACCCCACAATTGCACCAGTTGGTCCGATTTATTTCAATACAAAAACACAGGGTAGCAAAGCAGGCGACAGCAAGATTGCCATTACCACAATTGCCAATGCCGCAATAATTAATCAATTGAACAAAGGCATCTGGATCTTTGCTTGGTTGGGTCGTACACATCGTATTATAGGATATACATCACCTACCAGTATCAGTCAAGGCAGTTATGCAGTGTCAGGTCCTATCAACAGCACAATTGTTGCCAGCAGTGGAACCACATTGATTTTGACTGGAGTTATTGGCACTATAACCAAGGGACAGATTGTGACCAGCGCCACTGCTGGATTGTTCAATGGTACACAGTATGTGGCAACTGACCCCATTATAAGTATTCTCAATACTACTATCACTGCGCAGATCACACTAACAAATCCGCCAACCAGTACACCAACCGCAGGCGCTACCATTACATTTGGTGCCAGTGCTAACGGCTATTTGACCATTGATTCAAATGCAATTTACAACAACAGCGCCACTGGTACTGGTGTATCAAGTATGCAGTATGTGAGTCAAACATCTTTGACCAATAATGCTGGCATCGCAGTTGGAAAAATTGTTACATTCAACATTCCGTACAATGCGTCGGCCACTGGATTAAATGTGCCAAATCTTCCGCCAGTTGATAGTGTATTGAATATCAGCGGAAGCAGCAACACAAAATACAACGGTCAACAACAGGTAGTGGGTGTTACAAACAGCTCCACAATCTATGTCAACAGCATTGTTGGATTGTCAGCGGGTATGGCATTGGCCACCAGCACTGCTGATGCAGTTGTTCCCAGTGGAACTATTATACAAAGTGTAAATGCTGCAAGTTCATCTATTGTGGTAAGTCCCGCATGTTGGATTCCAGCTGGGTCAAATTTGAGTGCTCAGACGCCAGCTACCTTGTTGAGTATTAGTCCATATCTATCAGTTGGTTCTGGTTATAAAATTGGCTCAAATCCCACAGTGATATTCTCCATGCCAATTAATCCGCTGACTGGGTTGGCGTATGCAAGTCCAAATCGTCAAGCCAAAGCAGTTGCTTCGGTTAACAATGATGCTGCGGGCAGTGTGAATATTACCATAATTGACCCAGGTTTTGGATACAGCACCATTCCCACAATTACTCTAAGTGGCGGTGACGGTGCTCTAATAGATTATATTACAAAAACTGCAATTGTGTTGGTGCCTACGCTGACCACTACTCCAACTTATCCAACCACTGGTCAGTCTGGCGTGATCAATACCAGTATGCAAGTGCTGTATACCACAGACCCCAGCACCAACGGCACTATTAGTGCCACCACAAATGGCGCAGTGGCCATGGCTACCAGCAGTATCAACGGCTCCGGCTTGTTGACCGTGGGCACATTCAGCAGTGGAACTATTCTACCTGGCATGATCCTGACTGGACCAGGAGTGGCACAAAACTTGACATTGGCCATATTGGGCATCAGCTTTACCAGCAGCAGTGTAACATTCACTGTGCCCGCTTTGATTCAAACACCGTTCGCGTCTGGACAGTTGATTCAAGTGTCTGGAGTTACTCCAACAGGATACAACGGAACATACTTACTAACCAGTACTGCTAGCACAACATTTACCAATACTGCTGGCTTTATCAGCGGATCACTTTTGTCATTGACTGGAACCACTACGGGCAGTGTCAGTGTTGGTTCAGTGGTATCAAGCGCCAATATCAGTAGCGGTACTTATATCACAGCCATTAATACAGCAACTATAACAGGCACACTGGGTTCAACGTCATTGCCTGGCACTGTTACGATTACCAACAATACTGGTTCGTTTTCCTTGGGGACCTCTGCCACAGTTGCATTAGTAATAGGACAACAGATTACCATAAGCGGAACAGTTAGCAATACCAACACCACATTGACCAATGTGTATGGTACCAGTGCAGCTGGTGCTTATCAAACTACAAGCACCGCATTGTTTGCCAATCAACCAGTAATTGTTACTGGCACTGCAAGTAATGTCACATATGGTGGCACATTCAGTTTGGCCACAGGTGGCGCATTCACACTAAACGTGGCAGCCACTATCACTTTGGTAATTGGACAATCAATCACCCTGAGTGGAACATTTGGTAGTGGCAGTATCACTGGCTATACAACTCCCACAACTTACTTTATTATTGCCACTAACGGCAGCACAACATTTACACTGTCAGCCTCATTGGGTGGTGGTAATGTAACCAGCACAGCAAGTACAGGTAATTTGACTGGTGTTACCATGGTGTTCAATGCTGGTGTTATCAGTGGTTATGTGAGCGGTAATACTTATTACATTGGTACCACTAACGGTACCACAACATTCTCACTGTTAAGCTCATACGGTGGTTCAGCCATTGTGAATACTCAGGGTCATACTACAGGATTGACATTTGTTGCACAGGCACCAAGCATTAGTGGTTATGTTGCGGGCACACCATATTATATCATTGCCACCAATGGTACCACAACATTCCAATTGTCCGCTACCAGCGGGGGCACAGCTATCACAACCAGTGTAGGTGTCATAACTGGATTGGCCTATGCGCAATTGACTAATTTGTTATCTATATCACTTGTCACAGGCACTGTGACTATTGGCATGGTTATTACTGGTACTGGTGTTACCGCAGGAACTTATATCACAGGATATGGCACTGGTACTGGATCCACTGGCAACTACACATTGAATCAATTTGCCACTGGTGCTCCAGTGCTGGGTACCACCTACACGGTGAACAACAATCAATCAGCTGCCAGTGCAAGTATATCAGGCACCCTTACCACTGTGACTTATCCTAATACCACTAACAGCAACAGTGGATTTGTTATCAGTGCTGGTACTTTGACCAGTACCACCTACACTTATATCACTAGCAATGTGACAGGTGGTAGTGCTCCAAGCAGCACATGGCAAACAGCCACTAACCAAATCGGATTTACTCCAGCTGTTTCCAGCACCACAATCACAGGCACTGCAAACTTGTTGACCGTGAGCACTGTGACCAATTTGCAAGCGGGCAATCAACTTACATTTAGTGGTAACGTCACGCTGGGTGGACTGGATCAAACCAAGACCTATTACATCACAGCCGTGGTTGGCAGCACCCTGGCCATAAGTGCTACACCTAACGGTGCTCCACAAGCAGTGACCAGTCAGGCAGTGACCAGTGGCCAGACCATGAACTTTAGTAGTCCAAGTTTTATCCAAGGTGTCACAGTGGGTATCAAAGGCACACCTGTGGTAACTCCAGTAACTGCTCTTGGCATAACAACTTACAGTGTGGCATTTACCATTACTACTGGCCTAAGTGTGGTGAACGGTGCCTACTTTACTGTGGCTGGCAATACCAACACGTTGTACAATGGTTCTTATCCAACCAGCACAGCAACTGGAACTGTTGCTGCCAACGGTACATTGACCTTGATTTACCAATACAATCCCAACGGCAACAGTACCACATGGGGTGCTGGCACAGCATGTACAATCACAGCCAACACAGCCAGCGGTACCAGTAGCACCATTGGTATTGCACGAGGATTCAGTACCGCTGGTGCTACCACACTACGTGCAGGTTACCCAGCTGGCACACAGGCTCAGATCACAGTGCGTATTTCAACTACTCGTGCTACTGGTCATGACTTCTTGGATATTGGTACTGGTGGCTTTGACACCACCAACTACCCAAATCAAATTTACGGCAACCCGACCAAAGCAGCCAACAGTTCATTTGCTGTGGTTGAAGAAGGTGTGGGTCGTGTGTTCCATGTGAGTACTGACCAAAACGGTATCTTCCGTGTGGGCAGATTCTTTACAGTGGACCAAGGTACAGGTACGGTTACTTTTGCGGCTTCTATTGCGTTGAGCAACTTGGATGGATTGGGATTCAAACGTGGTGTTGTGGTAAGTGAGTTCTCAACTGATTTGACCATGAACGAAAATGCTCCTGACATTGTGCCAGTACAAAGTGCCATTCGAGGATACATTGACTTGCGCCTAGGGCTTGATGCCAGTAGCAATCCAGTCAGTGCTGCCAACATAATTGGACCAGGCTTCTTGCCACTAAATGGTGGCTTGGCAATGAAGAATGCATTGAATATGGGCAACAACTTTATTCAAAACTTGTACATGCCTGGATTTGTCACCAATGACACCAATGCCGCCAACAAAGGCTATGTGGACTTTGTGGGGTCCGGCGGCAACAGTTTATTCAAATTAAAAGATACTGCATTCCAAGGCACTGCAACATGGGTAAGTTTGAGCAGCGTGACTCTCACTGTAACTACCGTGAATGGAGCAATTTTGAAAGGAATGGCTCCAACCTCAGCCATTGCGGGTTACTTTACTGGCCAAACCATTACAAATATTGCAGTGTCCGGTGCCAATACCATTATCACATTGAATGGTGCTCCTCCAGGAGGCATAGCTCCTACCATTATCACATTCAGCAATCTGTCAGGTGGCGATTCTATAGTGTATGACCCAACCAGTTCCACTTGGAAGAATGCTGCTTTGCCAACTGGCGATGTTAACATTTCATACACACCAACTGTCAATGCTGGAGGATTATTGACTACCAGCATACAGTCCAACAAGATTGTGAATGCCATGGTGAATGCAAGTGCAGCTATTGCACAAAGTAAATTGGCCATGCAAGCGGCCACTGCTGCTCTGGGCACTGCGCCTGCCACGCTGGTTCAAAGTAATTTGGGTATTGCAACTTTCAACAGCAATGCGTTTAGCGTGACCAACGGCTGGGTGGATTTTGTAACCAGTAACAGCGCAACAACTGGTGTGTTGTTTGCCAAAATTCAGCAAATGACTGCTGGCACAGTGTTGGCCAATTTGTCAGGCAGTGCGGCAAGTCCAACTGAATACACAGCTAGCCAAGTGTTGAGTGCAGGCGGCGGCGTTGCCAGTGCAAACTTTACTGGTGCTGGTGTGTTTACACAAACTGGCCAAGGCACTGGTTACAGCATTACCCCAGTGACCACAGCACATGCTACCAGTGCCATTATTAAATCTGATGCCAGCGGTGTTATTGATGTGGTAGGGGTTAAGATAAACGGATACAGTGTTGTGAGTTTGAATGCTGACGGTGTAACATTACAATTCAATACTCCTGCCAGTGCTGGACCCAGCCCTGTTTACTTTTTGACAGCGGCTGGTACTACCACAAGCAATGCTGTTTCAACGTTTACTGGCACCGTCGACCTTGCATCAACATCAGGTACCCTGTTGACTAGAACTATCAAAACCAACGCCACAGACAACACAGTTACCGGACAAGTACAAGGCGACTGGAGTGTATTGAGTGGCAGTGTTTGGAATGTGGTAAACGGCACACTGAAAACCAATACGCTGACCGCGGTCAGCAGTACCAGTGTTGCACCTGCTACCATTACTGGTTATTGGAAACTGAAAGCCAGCGGTGATGTACTGGACACATCAGTAGGAACCTTGTACACAAGAACACTGGATTCAGGTGTGGGTTCTGGTACAATCAGCGGTTCATGGGCCCTGGGGGCAGGTGTGGTGTTCGACAGCACAGGCGGCAGCATTAAACAAACCAAACTGACCACCAGCGCTTCAGGCACTAGCGGCACTGTTACAGGCAACTGGAGTGTTGACCCTGGCAGCTATTTTGTGGCTACCAGTGTGCAAAGTCAGACCACCAGTGCTACCACAGCCAACTCCACTGCCAACTCAGCCAACACACTGGTGTTGCGCAACAGTTCAGGCAACTTCTTTGCTGGATATGTTAATGCCAACTTGGGATTCAGTGGCTTGTTGTTGAGCAGTTACACAATCACAGCAACATACAATGCCACAGGCTCAAGCGGAACAACATTCAACTTTACCGGCGCAACTGGCACCATAGTTGCTGGCATGGCAGTGAACGGTGTTGGATTTATCGCAGGACAAACTGTGCAAACAGTCAATAGTGCAACCAGCATAACACTGAGTGCAGCACCAAACAGCACACCAAGCGGTGTTATAACATTCAACTTTATTGTTGTGAACAGTGGTGGTGCAACTGCTGGTTCAGCCACATTCAACGGTGTTGCGGCCAGTGTGACCAGTCAAACTACCAGTGCCACTACACCAAATGCTGTGGCTAGAACTGCCAGTACGCTGTTGTTGCGTGACGGCTCAGGTGGTGGTGAAGTGGCCACGCTGTATGCATCTGCTATTGTGGCTGGTACCAGCGGCGGATCAAACACTGGTTCAACCACTGGCACTATCCAAGGCACATGGACATTGACTGGTACAGGCAGTCAGATGCAGGCCACATACAGTGACTTGGCTGAGTGGTACACTAGTGATGAAGAATATGAGCCTGGTACAGTGTTGGTGTTTGGTGGGGATGCTGAGACCACAACAACCACACACATCAATGATACTAGATGTGCTGGAGTGGTAACAACTGACCCGGCGTACACCATGAATCATAACTTGGTGGGCACAAAAGTTTGTATTGCCTTGGTAGGTCGTGTGCCATGCAAAGTGGTAGGACGTGTGAGGAAAGGCGATATGCTGACAACTAGTGCTACTCCTGGTTATGCTGTTAGAGCTTCAACTCCAACACTTGGTGCTATTATTGGTAAGGCATTGGAAGACAAGGACTCGGGCGAAGCTGGAGTAATTGAAATTGCTGTGGGGAGAGCATAATGAGTAAATTAACTATCAATGTCGGTCAGGCGGCAAACGACAAAACAGGAGACACATTGCGTGTTGCATTTAGCAAAATAAATCAAAATTTTACTGAACTGTTTGCAACTGACACTAGTACAAAGTACCACCTGGGTGACGACACACAGTTTGTTAGGATTGAGCTGGACGGCGAAGGTGTACCAACTGGCGGTATTACTATCCAAAGCGGATTTGATACTGCTATGCCGGTGTATATCAAAGGTGCCAACGCCATGCGAAATGGTGCTGGAGGCAATGTGATCATTGAAGCTGGTGCTCCTCCCTTAGCCACACCTGAACAACTTATACAAGGCGGTTTACCATACGATGGCACAGTTGGTGATATAGAGATTGCTGGTAATCAAACCACCATTTATTCACTGGGTAACACATGGACATTTGGCGCAGATGGTAAACTAACATTCCCGGACGCTACCACTACTACTGGTAAAAGCATTACTATATCCACGGGTAATTCGCTAACAGTAAATCTTTCCAACAGCTCGCCCAGCGTCAATACCACCTTTAAGATTAACCCACTATCTATCAAATTGCCAACAGGCAATGGCGCTATTTTTTCGGGCGTTGATGGTGATGTGGCATATTTGTGGGCTTTAGATGCTACTAATAAAACATTTTACTTTCCAGATGCTGGTGATCTTGTCTACCCTCAGATTAGATATAGCACAAGTGGCGGGGATGGTATGCAGTTGGTTACCTCTAGCAAGCCTATAAAAATAACAGCATCTGCAAAAAGTTGGTCTTTCAACACAGATGGTAAACTAACATTGCCCTCCGGTGGCACAGTTTCATACACTCCTGCAACATCTACGGATTGGAACGGTACTGCTCCTACAACAATACAAGAGGCCATAGACAGATTGGCAGCAGCATTTAAGATATTACACAACGGTACTGGAGCATAATGTGAAAACAGCAGGCGTAAATTTATCAACAATCGATGTATCGGGGATCTTTAATCCTAAATTTCTAGGAAAGTATCGTTGGCTACCAGATACTCCTGATCCAAGAGATCACATGTATCAACTGCAACCAGTTGCATTAGCTGCAAAAGTTGACCTGCGAAACTATGCCAGTGCTATTGAAAATCAAGGGCAGATTGGTTCATGTACTGGCAATGCCATTGCTGGATTAATCGAACTGATTGATCGTAAACGCGGTAAGAATCTAGATGTGAGCCGCTTGTTCATCTATTACGAGGAACGTGTGTTGGAAGGATCAGTTAGGTTTGATGCTGGTGCATATATTCGCGATGGTATCAAAGTGTGCTATACCAAAGGTGCTCCTATAGAAAGTCTTTGGCCTTATGTTGAAAACAAGTTTGCTACCAAACCAGCACCTGCTGCCTACACCGATGCCTTAAAGCGTAAGGTAACTGGTTATCAACGTTGTGCAGATTTTACAGCAGTGAAGAACGCACTGGCCGCTGGTAATCCAGTTGTGATGGGATTTACAGTTTACGAAAGTTTTGAAGGCACCGTCAACAACACCACAGGTATGATGCCTTATCCAGATGTTAATACAGAGCAAGTGTTGGGTGGACATGCTGTGGCCATTGTGGGCTATGACGATAACATGCCAGTGGCAGGCCGAGCCAACGGTAGATTCATATGCCGTAACAGTTGGAGCGCTGGTTGGGGTGATCGTGGTTACTTTTACATGCCTTACGATGTTATCAAAAACACACAAATGAGCAATGATTTTTGGCTAATCAGTGCGGTTACCAACCCTTGATAAATACTTAAAAGAGGGCTGACATCATGTCTATTCAAACGATCAACTTGGGTACTTATGCCAATGACGGCACAGGTGACGATTTACGCACCGCATTCCAGAAAGTCAATGCTAATTTTACACAACTGTTTGCTGAAGCAGCAGTTATAAATGGCACAAACTTAGGAGCTGGCGCTGGAATTTTTAAAGACAAAGCAGGTGTCAATTTAGAATTTAAATCACTGACCAGTACTGACACCAGTGTGGTGTTTACCAGTAGCGAAAACACAGTGAACCTCAGTGCAAAAACACGTTTGCTGACAGATTCCCATCCACAGCTGGGATCAGACTTGGATCTAAATGGATATATTTTGGGCGGGCGCGGTGATGTACAAGCAAGAATTTTTGGATACGATATACAATTACTGGCTGCTACGCTGGAGTTACTGATCAGATCAAGTGCAGTGAATTTAGATCTGGGACCAATCATTTCCAATTCAGCTGGTAACTTTGATTTGAATGGCCAACCTTTGCACAATCCCTTGGACTTTGGCACATGGACCTTTGGACAACAGGGTCCTAGAAATCAACTAGACTTTGGAACATTTGCCTAATATGTCTCTAGTTGTGTGGACAAAACCATCAGGGTACAGTTTGGGATCATTTGTTGGTGAAACAAATTACACCATACCATTACCTGTTGCCGACGACGAGGGCGTGACCTATCGTGTGATTTCTGGAGCATTGCCAAGAGGCATGTTCTTGAAAGGCCGTGACATCATTGGCAGTGGTTTCACTATCAAACATCAGTTGGATTTTAGTTTTTGTATAAGAGCCAGCAAACTGGTCAACAATCTACCGCAAGTGGCTGACAGAACATTTAGTATGACAGTGACTGATCCCAACGTGCCTGTCTTTTTACAAGCATCTGGACCACTTGATATTGGTCCAGCGCATCAGTTGTATGTATTGGATTCAACTTATGTGAATTATCAAATACAAGTAGAGAATTTAAACTCCAAAGGCAGTGATCTTAAATTTTATATTGCCAGCGGCGATGGAAAATTACCCAAAGGACTTACTCTAAGCGACAGCGGATTAATAACTGGATACATTGAACCCACACCTGCTATCACACTCAAAGATGGTAACGGAACCTATGATGCCAGTATATACGATCGCAGAGGCTACGACTACGGTATTACGCCCACAGACGGCTTTGATGATTATGCATATGACAATGTGACGTTTGATTTCAATGTGCCCACCACACAGCCCATTACACTAAATGTCAACTATCAGTTTAAAATAACAGTAAGCGATGGTGTAAATTTTTCTCAGCGTGTGTTTAGAATATTTGTTGTGGGCAACGATGAGTTCCGTGCTGACAGTACCACTTTGAATGGATTAGCTGATGAGTTCAGTGCTGATGCCACTTATATTCGTCAACCAGTATGGATTACCAATCCAAACTTGGGCGTGTTTAGAGCCAACAATTATCTCACTGTGCCAATAGCATTGTACGACAACAACAATGTTGAATTTAGGTTGGAATCTACCAATCAAGAAATCTATGTGAATGCATATCAAGTGGTCAATACTGATAACATAATTGGCAGTAATCATATTACTATAACAAATGTCAGCGAATCTGAAGCGGTGGTGTTGGCGCCAGGCTTATGGTTTAACTTTGAATATTATCTAGCAGGCGGTATCGGACAAAATTATCAAATTGCTACTGTGACTGCCTTGCCGGGCGGCATCTACCGTCTCACCATAAACACTGTGTTGGTGCAAACAATCCCCAACGGTACACCATTTTATATTGGTACACTGTGTGCCACTCCTCCTGGCACGAAATTTGATCCAGGAACAGGAGACATTTACGGAGTAGTTCCTTATCAACCCACAGTGACAAAAAAATACACATTTACTTTGACAGCTACTCGTGCTGGCAGTAAAAATGACATGGTTGCAGCCAGTAGAACTTTTAATATTGTGGTAATAGGAGATATCAACAGTATCATTACTTGGCAAACTCCTACAGATTTAGGCACTATCGATGCCAACTATACATGTACACTAAATGTGTTTGCTACAAGTAATATTCCCGACAGTGTTGTGATATACACTTTGACTCCACAAACTGTGCTTGAGAAACTGCCGCCCGGTCTGGCATTGAATGCTGATGGAGAAATTATTGGCATGGTGAATCAGTTTTACAACGCTGTCACATTGCAAAAAGGGTTGATTACATTTGACAGCGACACTACATTTTTTGATAACAACAGCACCACATTTGATAGAAAGTACACGTTCACAATCACTGCCAGTGACCAATACGGTTACAACAGAGAAATGCAGACATTCACATTGAGAATTAGCACTCCTAACATTGTAAATTACAGCCATATTATGGTGCGACCATTTTTGGATGCGGCCAAACGCAATGTGTGGCAAAAGTTCATCAACAATCCCACAGTGTTTGTGCCTAACACATTGTATAGATTAAATGATCCAGCATTTGGAATTCAAACAGATTTAAAAGTGTTGGTGTATGCTGGCATAGAAACTAGAGAAGCAGCGGTGTATGTGTCCGCCATGGGTCTCAATACCAAACGTAAACGGTTCCTGTTTGACACTGTGAAGAAAGCTGTTGCTATTGATCCACAAACCGGTGCCAGTGTTTACGAAGCAATTTATGTACAGATGATAGACCCCATGGAACCCAATGGGGCACACTTGCCCAGTAGAGTTGTATCTCCCGCACTGGAGCCGGACATTATCACAGTGGATGAAACACATATCACCGGTTTGTCCTATAACAGGCTAACCGTGGATAGCACAGGCTATGAAGCCAGTAATCCGCAAGTGGACACCTATTTCCCCAACAGCATAACCAATTGGCGCAGCAGTATCCAAAATTGGAAAGACAACGAGGGAGTGGGCATATCGCATGAAAGAAATTACTTGCCTTTGTGGATGAGAAGTATTCCTAAAGGCCAAAAACAACAGCTAAACTATTCGTTGTCTCTGCCCCTGTGCTTTTGCAAGCCAGGCGAAGGCGATACCGTTTTGAGAAATATCAAGGCCAGCGGGTTCAATTTCTCCACAATAGACTATGTGGTGGACCGCTTTATCATTACTGCCGTGACGGGATACAACAGTGATAAATATCTAGCGTTTAAAAATGACAGGATAACAGTATGAGCAACATAAACCCAACAGCACTTAATCAACAATTTCCCCTTGTGGGACGGGACAACGACAGCCAGGGCTTTAGAGACAATTTTGCGGCTACCAATGCAAATTTCAAACGTGCCTATGACGAAATTTCAGCATTACAAACTGCTGGAGTGTTTACATTAGATCCCACAGCTCCAACAAAACCTTACGACAACAATTTACAAAACAGTATTATTCATAACGGATCGTATTATCAGCTTGGCGGAGTGTATTACAATTTTCCCAGTGCTATCAATAGTGGTACCTTGCAGGTCAATTTGAACAACGGGCCAGTACAGAAATTTACCATAGCTGGAAACACCATTGTGAATTTTATCAGTTGGCAAACAATGTCAACTCAATTCAGTTTGTCGGGCATATACAGCACAGTGCGTTTGATATTGGTTGGAGATGGAAATAATTCTATCAATAACTCTGGTAATCCTTACACTCTTACTGTCAACAACTCTAACGGCAATCTAAAATTTCCCAACGGTGCGATATTTTCAGCAACAGTAAACGGTACTGCATTAACTGTGACCAATCTCAAATCCGGAGTCATTACAGCTGGACAAGCTATTTCCGGCGCTGGCATTCCAAACAATGCCACCATTGTGAGTGGTGTTGGAGCCAATTGGACCATTAGTGCTTCAGCTGGAACCATTGCAAGTCCCATTGTTGTAAATTCCAAGTACACTGCCACAACAGTGATTACTCCTATAGAAGCTGACGGTGGAAAATTCCATATCATCGATGCGTTCAGTTATGATGGCGGCGCCAACGTGTTTATTCGCAGTATAGGCGACTTCTTGTAATGCATCCACTGGTTCACGATTTAGACAAACTCAAGGATGCTGAACTGGAGCAAAAGATCTTTGATCTTACCAAAAAGTATTTTATTACTCACAATCCAGATGTGCGTCAGCAAATGGCCATGATACTGGACAGTCTCAAAGAAGAAATGAGTCGCCGTCGTCAAGTTGCTTTGGAAAAAATGCTGGCTTCGAGCGATAAAAACCTTGACAAACTGATCAACGTAAGTTAAAATATAGGCTATGCGCCTAGACAAATTCGGAAACCCTATCTTTAATACATTAGATATTTTTAAAGTTCTATATCAGAACAAGTTAACCAACCTCAAAGAAATAACTGTAGACTACACGGACGAAATTCGTCAATTGGAGAACACAGCCGGATTCACATTCCAAAGATTCAACGAGCAGCTGGATCAGTTGGATATTGCAGATTTTGATGCTGCACTACAAAGCGATTGGTTCATGCCCAATCATTGCAAGGACTTTGATGTGGAAGAGTTTTGTTTGGGTCGTTGCACCACCGCGGAACAAAAACAACGTGTGCTAGATGAAATGGCAGAATATAAAGTCCGTGATATGATACCCTTGTTGCAATGGTGCAAGCACTTTGTGGATACCTGCATTGAAAACAATATCGTTTGGGGTGTAGGACGTGGAAGCAGTGTGGCCAGTTTTGTGTTGTATTTGCTGGGCATACACCAAGTGGACAGTGTTAAATATAATTTAGAGTGGCAGGAATTCCTGAGATAAGTACAAACATAATTTAGGAGATTAACATGGCAATGAAAGAACAACCTCGTCAAATATATCGTACAGCTCGCGGTAAGGAAATTGATATGGGCAAACTGGTTCAACAAAATGAACTGTCAATCGCCGTGGGCAATGCCAAAGTCAATGCCCGCGGAGATAAATTAGGGCCAGGCGGCACAATTATACAACCTACCAAAAAAGAAGGACAGTAATGAGTAAAGTAACTGGTAAACTAATACCCATACGTGATAATGTATTAATCACAGACATGGATTTTGGTGAACAAAAAACCAAAGGTGGTCTAGTTCTGTTAAGTGATGATGGCAAAAGCGAAGGAGTCAAAAGTCGCTGGGGCCGTGTTTGGGCCATTGGTCCAGAACAAAAAGATGTCAACGTGGGTGAATGGATCTTGCTGGAACACGGCAGATGGACACGCGGTGTTACTGTGGTAGAAGACGATGGTACCGAGATTATAATCCGTCGTGCTGATTTGAAAGCTATCTTAATGGTCACAGACGAGAAGCCCAATCAAATTATCTACGGTGCCCATTCGACTGTTACCCACGCATCTGTGGATCCAAGCACGTTTGCAAGACCCAGCTTCGAGCATTGAACTCATATAAACGAGCAACAGGGCTATTGACTAGCCCTGTTTTCACCTGTATAATAAAGATTATTGGAGAACATTATGAGCACACATGAAGAAGCTGTAAAAGATATAAAGAAGGCAAAGAGCGTATTGGATGCCCAAGTGCCCACCGACAAAAAATTTTTTACACATACCAGTGTCAGTATGATCAAAAGTGGAGTTAGAATTGCCGCAGGACTAGCTCTTGCTAGCGGTGGTTGGTTGGAAATGAATCCCTATCTACAAGCGGCTGGATGGTTGTTAGTAGTGGCAGAAGTATTAGGCATTGCAGAGGAACTGGTATGAAACAACTATGGGTCGAGAAGTATCGCCCAGATACACAAGAAGGTTATGTATTCAAAGATGATGCTCAGAGGGCAACCATCGAAAGCTGGATTAAAGACGGCTCTATTCCGCATTTGATGTTCAGTGGCAATGCAGGTGTGGGCAAGACTACCCTGGCAAAGATCCTGATCAATAAACTGGGTGTACAGGACACTGATGTGTTGTATGCTAATGGTTCTAAAGAAGCACGTAAGGTGGAATGGGTTGACAAACTTATTGGATTCTGTCAAACCATGCCGTTTGGTGATTTCAAAATTGTGTTGATTGACGAAGCTGACTACATGAACGTGAACTCAGTTCAGCCAGCACTGCGTAACTTGATGGAGGAATACACCAACAGCGTTAGATTCATACTCACTTGTAACTATCCCAACAAACTTATTCCAGCCATTCACAGTCGCTGTCAAAAGATGCACATTGAAAAGACTGACTTGACTGAGTTCACAGCCCGTGTTGCCACAATTCTTGTGGAAGAAAATGTGGAGTTTGATCTGGACACCTTGGACACATACGTCAAGGCAACATATCCAGATCTGCGCAAGACCATTAACACCCTGGAAATGAACAGCCTCGGTGGCCAGTTGGTTAGTCCAACTAGTACAGAGTCCAGCGCAGATTACAGATTAGAAATGGTGGACTTGTTCAAGAAGGGCAAGATTGCTGAAGCACGTAAACTGGTATGTAGTCAAGCACTGCCAGAAGAAATGGATGAAATCTATCGTTGGCTGTATGACAATGTGGAAATCTTTGGCGATACCATGTTGCAAGACAAAGCTATCCTTATTATCAAACAAGGACTTGTGGATCATACACTGGTTAGTGATCCAGAAATTAATCTAGCGGCAACACTGATCCGCTTGTCACACTTACAATAAAAAAGGGCCCCAGGGGCCCTTTTTGTTGACTATCTAAAATAGCTAGGCTATTTTATTCTCCATAAACCGCAAGCACCTCCTTCACGGCATTATGGCGTTCGATGTCCTTGTGGTCGAACTCAATGATATCAATGTGTTCTAAACCGCTTCGTCCTGAGAGCAGGTTGCAAAAATCTATTAGGCCGTTATCGCTCATACGGTCTGCTTGAGCCAAATCACCGGTAACAACCATCTTACTTCCTTCTCCTAGTCTAGTAAGTAGCATTTTCATTTGATTTACCGTGGTATTCTGGCATTCATCTGCAATGATGTATGCGTTTTTAAATGTACGTCCACGCATATATGCAAGTGGGCTTATTTCAATAACACCTTCCTCTAGCATTTTTGCTATGTCTTTTTGTTGATAGTATTCCGAAAATACGTCAAATATAGGACGGGTCCATGGTGCCATCTTTTCATTCAATGTACCTGGTAAAAATCCTAAATCTTCATCTACGGAAACGGCGGGTCTTGTTACCACGATCTTGTCAACCTTGCCTTCCTGGAACATTTTAATACCATACTGTACTGCCAACATGGTTTTACCCGTGCCGGCTGGGCCAATAGCAAGTACTATGCTAGTAGCTTCTTCATATAGTTTGGTGAGATACAGTTTCTGATTAGCATTACGGGCGGAAATGACCACTCGTTGCTTTTTTGCCGGAAGATATGGCTGGAAATCAATGATATTAACTTCTGATGTAAAACGCTTTTTCACTCGTTGTTTACTCATCTAGTTGTGCTCCTACTCTACTGGTTAAAGTGGGACTTGCAGTGACCGCCCTGATAACTACAGAGGTCCTACACTATTATTTAACCGATACGCAGAATAATAAAGTGATACGTTATGATTTGGAACCAGCTAAATAAGTATACAAGTTTCCCAGGACCCATTATGCACCACGATATTCTAGATGTCATACGCAACATACAAGAACTCTACGAGAACAACAGCAGCCTAGCCGTGTTAAAAGACATGGAGCGTGTGTTTGAAGAACTTGATCTGTATGTTTACGAGAACTGGGAAGACGGCGAGCTAGCATATGGTCCCAAAGTGGACCGTCACTGGATCACAGCAGGATTTATGTGGGAACACGGCAAAATGCCCAACCCCATTGCTGCCAAACGACTAACAGAAATGGGTTGTAAAGTTACCTATCAGAAGAGTCATTTGCTACAACCACGCACAATTCGTGTGCCAGAAGACATGCGCCCCGGAACAAAGAAAGGACATCTTGATCGCAAGCCCATTTGGATTGTAGAAGTTACCATGCCAAAGAAAATAGCCTTTGATATCTACAAGGGCTACATGGACAAGATGAAGAACGAGAACAAACAAGAGAATAGTGATAAACAACAGGGCGGAACACCACCACAATCAGCATCAACGCCTGGAGCACCTCCAGCAATGCCAGCGCCGGCAGCACCCACGGGCGGTGGCGCACCTCCAGCACCAGGGGCGGCAGCAGGAGCACCAGTATGATAAATGAAAGCCTTCGTGCTTATGATTTGAGAGACTTGGTCAAGAAAGTGTTTGAGATCGACAGCTATGCTACCAAGATTGGACGTGACGAAGATGTGGTTGTGTTGAGTTTCACTGTGGATCAAGATGATCCTGCCAAAGATTTAGAAAACTTTTTTGAAATGGGCTACGACTTTGTGCTGGATGCGGATTGCAGTTCAGGCGAAACTGACGATGGCACTTACAAAGTGTTTGTGGAATTAGAACGCACACGACATGTTGCTGATCAAATTTTTGAAATAGTTGAAGGTGTTGAAAAACTGACTGGCATGAGTGACATGCGTTTTCGTTATTTCAAAAGTTTCAAAAGTCATGCTGCCACACTGGAAAATCTAAAAACCATTGTGCCTTCCAATAAGGAAGCATACAAAGTGGCTGCTGAAAGGCGCAAGCTGGATAATTTCCAAGAGTTTTTTGTCAAAAGTTATGCAGACGATATCAAACTGCTAGACGAAAGTATTTCGTTCAAAAGAGCCTACAGCGGCGAAGTAAAATTCTCCATTGTGGACAGCGGTAGCAAACAAGACATATACGCCAGCATCAAGGGCCCTATTATTTTAGAAAGCAAAGACATGGCTGAAGTCATGTTCTTGTCCAAAGTGATTGGCAACTACAACATTAATAAGATTGGTGACACATTCGTATTCGAAAACGGCTCTTGGGCTGTGGCACTTAAAAGGATAGCATAATGGCAGATTTTACATTTGATTTCACAGTGAGCAAGCTGGCAGCAATGTTGCCCGGTAACCCTTATATCGATCACTGGCACGAAGCGTTGGC